GATTCTCTATCAGCCAATATCTGCGGTATTCTTGAATGAAAGTCATCACTCATTCTATATCTTTGACCACTAACAGGGTCTTGGTGTATATGAATACCACCACCACTAACTACAACTGGAAATGATTGTATCTCCGCAAGATTCGGAGTGTTTTCATCAACAATAATAGGTATGGCACTTGACATCGGTAAACCTTGAACACCCATAGAACCAACAACAGTTGTTGTAGTCATAGGATTCGGCATAACCGTTGACATAACAGGAACAGTCATAGGATTCGGCATCACCGATGACATTATAGGTGTGGTCATTCCATATGTAACTGCCATTTAAAAACTCCCGTGATTAATCGTCATAATATACTAATAAATATCGTTAAAAACAAAAAGGGAGTGATTTCTCACTCCCCTTTTAATTTACCTCTATCTTGTTAGATAGATTAGATGTCACCGAGTTCAGAAACTTGGATGAGACCGTAGAATTCAGGACGGACAATCTTCTTAGCGTAACGTGTCATTACACCCTTACGTGGTGTGAAGTTCGATGGGTCATAGACCAATGGAGTCATCACGAGTGGGATGTAAGGAGCGTATACCGCACCTGTTTCAAGGAACTGTGTGCCACGGAAACCAATAAGGATTTGATTTTCGAGCATATATGGGTTCTTATAAACTGTGATACGACCATTGAGTGAACCAACCTTCTGAACACCCATAGCAAACTTCGTACCTTCACCGTCTACAGCATATCCAGGAATTGACTCAAGGACTGTTGCGACTTGTGGTGAACATACGAGGAAGTTAGCACCACCGCGAAGTGTCTTCTGGTGGATAACGTTTGATACCTTCTGAATCTTGGTACCAAGTGTTTGGAACCATGTCTGCTGGTTGAACGCTGCAGCTGCTGCTTGGTTTGTAGCATAGTCACCGAATGTGTTTGTAGCACCATCATATGTGCGACCGATACGAGCTGACCATCTTTCTGTTGTCTGAGCGTTCTTGATAAGCATATCGAGGATTTCGAGGTCGATTTCTTGTGAAATGTACTCAGAAAGCATCGATGTCAATTCTGCTTCAGCGTCGATTGAGTGGTAAGCATTCAAGTCTTGTGCGAATTCAGGAGTCCAAACTGCCTTCAACTTGCGTGTCTTAGCGACGATAGACTCTGAACGAAGCTCAAGGTTGATTTCTGGGATTGCAGTTGTGTCAGCGAGTGCGTTACCTGCTGTGTCTTCGAAGTCACCACGGCTGATTGATGTTGGTTGCTTCTGATATGTAACAACGAGGTTGTTAGCTGGTTGAGCTGATGCAGAAACCACGAATGTGATTTGTGAATCGTTTGAGTTAGCTGTTGTATACTGTGGGAAATAACCAAGAATGTTTGAACCAGAAACCTTGAAAGCACGGATACCTTCTGCGTCAAATCCTGAAAGTGATGCTGAAGAAACTGTTACTGTGTAGATATAACCACTAACAAGTGATGCTGAGTAAGCGGCTTGGAATTCTGTGTCAAATTGGAAAACAGATGTAGAACCATATCCAACAGAAGCAGTTGCAAATGTTGTTGCGTTTACTGTTGTGTTAGCAACAGATGTTGTGATTGCGTTAGATGCTGTTTCGTTGATCGAGTAACCGAAACGACCAGCACCATAAAGACCACCTGATGGGTCTGCATTCTTAGCATCCTTACCAGTTACACCGAATACGGAATCATTTTGTGAATCCTTACCAGCACCAGTTGTGAATCCAGGTTGTGCTGTTCCGTACTTGAAGTCAAGGAAGAACACGAGACCTGAAGGAAGGTTCATAGGTTGAACTGAAACGAAATCCTTAGCTGCGATTTCAGAAAAGATACGACGAACAAGTGGGAGAGCAACGCCAGCCCATTCTTCTGAACCCGCGGCTGTACCTGTACGTGATGATTCTTCAATAAGTTGCTTTGCTTGGTTTTCGAGAAGAACTGCAATCGAGTTCTTTTCATAGTCATTCTTGATACCATCAAGAAGACCAGTCTTCTGCCACTTGTTTACTGTGGCTTTGTTTTCATTCATTAGGTTACGAGTTTGAGCGTTCGTAGAACCTAAGATATTTTGAATACTCATTTATAAATCTCCAATATAAAGTTTAAATTAAACCTGCTAATTTCTTAAATCTATCTGCCACCTGATCTGATTCTGTAAGAATCTTCTTCGATGGACGTGTGCTTGCTTGTGGCTTGCTTGCAACTCTGTTGAAAGATTCCTTCAAGGACTTCTTAGGAGCACTTGGCTTCTTCGATGATTGACCCTTGAGAGATTCTGCGAGTGTTGCATAAACCAACTTAACTTCACGCAAAGAACCTGCACGATCAAAGTTTTCAATAACAGTCATCTTTTGTGATTCTGTTAATGAGTGAGAACGGAACAGCTTATTTGAGAAAAGAAGTTTAGAATTAAGAAGATTAACTTCATTTAGTTTTTCACGAAGGAATTGGATAACTGCATAAGCTTCTTGGAGCTTCTCTTCAGATTCTTCCTTTTCTTCGTGCATTTCTTCTTCCTCTTCACCTTCGTGCATCTCTTCTTCCTCTTCTTCACGAAGAGCACGAATGATTTCTTGAATGTCAACATCATCTTCGTCTTCACCTTCGTGCATTTCTTCTTCTTCTTCTTCATTAACCACTTGAACAAGTTTCTCCTTCTTCATTTCTGTGTGGTCATCTGAAGCAGTCTTTGAAGGTTGCTTGTTATCACCCTTTCCGATTTCTGATGAATCGAGTTCTTCTTCAAGCTGACGGATGATTTCCATAAGGTCTTCGTCCATTGGCTCTTCTTCTGTCTCTTCTTCAAAATCGAATTCTTCTTCCTCTTCAGCTGGTTCTTCAACCGGCATTTCCTCGTCACCTTCTTCCGTCATATGGACTTCCTCTTCTTCACCTTCGTTCCAACCACCTTCTTCGACTGGTTCTTCATCGTAGGCTTCTTCCATTTCAGGTTCGTGACTCATTTCCTCTTCACCCATCATATCTTCCTCTTCTTCTTCGTACATTTCTTCTTCGGCTTCTTCCGAAAGTTTTGTAGCGATTATAGATTGAAGACGTGGAGTGAACGCTTCTTCCAAAGCAAGCTTAGCGTTGGCAAGTGCGACTTCACGTACTGCCTTTGCATCTGCGATTGCTTCTCTGAGTAAATCTGTCATAAAATTCTCCAACTAGTTTTAGGGTTATTGATAACTCTAATCAAACAGTAAAAATGATGTGACTCTATATTGGATAGAGTATTATAGAAATAAATATAGATAACAAATCGATTTATATTATTTTTTAGTCTGTTGTACCGACTTTTTTTTCATTTTTTTACTATATTTTGTGTTTTCTTCCACTTGAATGTTGAAAATTTCTTCAACATCACTCGTATCATAGTAAAATCTTTGCAATCTTTTTTGTTGCATTGAGAGTGTTTTTGATGAATCATCTTTCTTATTTTCTGGCATTTGGAAACTCTACATTTAGTGTATAGATGTTATTTACGTCATCAAATGATTTTATACTGAATGTACATCCTCTTGGTAGTGTTATTTCTGTTTCTACGCAAAAATCATCCTCTGAACACGGTAACATTAAAACAGGGTCTCCTTTCTTTAAGTTTATCTTAAATAAAGGATTTCTCATAGACGGTCTAAACGAACCACCTTCTGTGAAGTTTTCCGCAATCAAAGGATTTAAAGATGTAGATATAAATCCATCATCTTTCCACATTTTCTTGGTCAAAAACGTAGATAAAATATCATTCTTAACACCACGATAAACAACGGTATCATATTGAAGAGAAGATTCTGGGTCTTTAAAGTATTGGTCTAGTCTATTAACTATACCTGAAATACGTTCTCTTTCTTCTTCATTTGTTGTGAATTTATTACGCAAAAAATTGTTTATGTTTTGTGCGTCATTGTGATAATCTTTTCCAGATTGTAGTGTATCGGAATCTAATTCAAATGTGTTTAGTATGGTATGTTTTGCAAGAGCAACCGATTGAACCTTTTTAGCAATTCTTACTATTGCCTTCATACTATCGGATGCAACATCTTTTTTATCAGAAGAAACACCCATCATAACACTATCATAGTCTCTAAACCAATCGGTAAAGTTATAGTTTAAAACTTTATCTCGAAGGTCTGGTCGTAATTCTTTTACAGTATCGACTATTTCATCCCGTTCTTTTCCTTTAACAAAATCCACGGGAGTTAATGCGTTATCTATTTTTTCTTCCGATTTCTTTGCATCATCAGTATTTTTTCCATTATCTTTTTCCTGATTCTTATCTTTTGAAGCAGGTTCGCCTGGTTTTCTATGGATTGTTGAGTCATAACTTTTTTTATTGATATAATATTGTTCCCCACTCTTCTTGTTTACAACAAGCATTTTATCGGGATTTTCTGTATCATCTTGTTCAAGGAGTATGTTTTTTAACTTAATCATTGCATTAGTTATGTCTGTTCCCTATCTAATTTACGCTGACGTTTCTTTGCAGCATTCTTTTTATCACTTCTTCTTTTTGATGGTTTGATGTATTCTGTCTTTTGTTTATACAATTCTAGAATACCACTTTCCTTAACTTTTCTCTTGAATATCTTTAACATCAAATCGATATTCATCCCGTTACCCTTAACTTTAACATGAGCAGTTTTGGGCGTTGTACTGTAAACTTGATTGTTCATAACCTATTCCTTGTATTATTTTATTTTGTAGTATCTACCGAGTGTTTGACCCAACTCTTCATAAAGAGCTTCTAATCTTTGTTGCAGTTGTGTCATTTCTGTTGCTGTTTTCTCAAATAGTTTAGCAGATTCTTGCATTTTCTTTGAGTGACGTGTAAGAGTTACCTTATCAAACCAATCACCAGATTCATCAACTATATTCTTTGATGCAAATTCAACCAATTTTTTGATGTGCTTGATTGTTTGTTCTAAATTTGACTGACGGTATACAGATTTTCCATATTCGTTAAATCTAGATATTGCTTCCATATATTGTTGTTTTTCTTCTGCGGTCATTTTTGGCTCTTCTTTTTCGTTATCTTGGTCTACGTTTTCACTTAAAACATTAGACACAACAGAATTTACTATCTTCTTAAATTCCTTAACAGGAATTCTCATCTTTGCTTCTGATTTTGCTTTCTTTGGAAGACCCTTATGTGGAGTGCTTGCATATTTTTCAAGTTCCTTTTCGGACATTGATGATGCAACTTGTTTTATATTCTTACTTACTTTTGAAGCAGGAATTTCCCCACGTTTGTAGGCAAGAACAAGTCCCATAAATTTCTGTTGTTTTTGTGATATTGCTGGCATTATTTATCTCCATCAAATAGACAGTCACAGTAATTACCGATTTCACAGATAATGTTTGTGATGTTTTCGTTTATTCTTTTAATTTTTGGGTCAATTTTTGCGATTGTTTTTAAGTCAACACTTTCTTTGATTAAACCTTCACCAACTACTTCACCACCACCAGCTGGGTACATAAATGCTCCATGTGTGGATGGATTAGATACAAAGTCCCAACCAATCAGTTCAAAATCATCTTGAACTTCTACCGTATTTTCGTTAATTTCTTTTACAGAACCAAGACCTCTCGATGAGATACCGAGACGAATTCCAGCTCCAAGAAGATTCTTTAGAATATTACCAGATGGAGTTGGTAGAATTTCTACCTTACCAATCAAATCATTACCTTGCCAATCACATTCAAGTACATTGTGTGATACATTACGAAGGTTTATAACTGATGAATCCGGATGGTCTAATTCACCAAGAGCACGATTTTCTTTTATTTGATTTGCCTTATATTTCTTCACTTCACGGATAAGAATCTCTTTAGGATAAACACGTCCGTTTTGATTTTTAGCTTCTGCTCGTTGAAGAACACCTGAAACAATAACCTTTCCATCATTTTTTGACATAGATTCGTTTAACTGACGAGGAGTTACTGAAAAAAGTATTGTATCTACAAGTAATTGTTTCATATTAGGCACCCAGCTCATTTATTTTTTTACCAATTCTATTTAGACGTTCGCCAATTTTAACAAGTCTATTATGTGATGACCTCCAAAGTGTTCTTTGGTCTACTGACATTTCTGTTTTTAGACGAAGGGCGTGACCCACTGCACGTTCTACACGGAGAAGTGATTGATTCAATTCTTTGATAGAAGTGTTTATCTTTTCACTCGTTGTTTTTGTTTTGTCACCCTTGTAATCCTTATAGGAAGCTTCGTGAAGTGATTTCATAGCTTGTCTATATGATGACTCGGAAACAGTGTGTTTTTTCTTTTTAGTATCTGGTGTGACTGTATATCCAAGAACTTCTGCGGTTTCTTTATTTTTTTCTTTAAAGTCTTCTGGGTTTGCAGAGAATGCCTTTGGTGTATCATAACCAGCAACTGCACCAGTTACACTAGTTTCGTGCATGTCACCTTTAAACTTTTTGTATGATTCAGACATTTTAAGTTTTTTTATGAAGGATTCTACGTTCATATCTATTACCTAATTAATTGATTACGAATTAAAGCGTACACAGTTCCAGTATCGACTTTTACACTTGAAAGAGATAACTCAACAATTCCAATACTACCAGTCAATGTTGATAGTGGTATAGTTCCACCATTTGAAAGTGAGGCAGTACCGACCGTTCCAGCAGGGACTATAACTCCACCCACACCGAAATTAGAAGATGTAAAATTAGTTGTTCCTGTTGTACAAGTTATGGATTGAAGGAATTTACCAGGATGACCCTTTCTTTCAAATTCATTTCTGGCATCTGATCCATATCGGTTTGGTTGTATTTCATTTGCTGACATTTTTTACTCCATTATAAGTCATTAATCAAATCGTAGTATCTCATAAGAGCAGAGACATGATTTTCGTCAACTGTCTTTATTGTCTGATATGAATCAAGAAGTGAGATTACCTCGGTCAATTTGATTTTCATGGTTTTATCGGCAACTTTCTTAACCTTCTGTTCAAGTATACTCTTGATTTTTTTAGATTCAGTCTGTAAGAATAACTTTAAGTTATTTGTATTACTTACATTACTGATATATTCACGAAGAACTGCCTTTTGTTCTTTGGATAATTCGCCGTATTTGCTGTTAAATTTTTCAACCATTATCTTATATGAAAGAAGACGAATTTCTTTTGGTTCTTTGTATATCGAGTTCATTTCTTCTATGACTGGCTTTTTAGAATCACCCATCATATTTTCTATTATCGTGAATTTTGAACGGGTAATTTCTGAAGGATTATCTAATTCGGTATATTCAAAAATCTTGTAGATGGATGCCATCAATTTATAGTTTTGAACTTTAGTCTGGAAGAATGAGTTTATATCGAAGTTCTCATTTATGGTTTTTATAAGTTGATATTTTTCTTCCTTTAACTTTGATTTGTTTATCTTCTTTCTAGCTTTAAGGACTGCTTCTACGAGCATACTTGACTTTGTTTCAGAAGATAATCTTTCTTCGGATAACGTCTTATAAAGACCATATTCTTTGAACAACTCAGTATTCTTATTAAAGAAAGTTTTTAATATGTTGGTAGCTACCGATTCTCTACCAGCAATAATTTCAGATGTTATTTGTCTCGCTAAAAGTTCAAATAACATCCCTGTATTTTTGTATTTTGAGTGTTTAATTTTCTTCATTTAAGTTACCTGTTTGTTATCCTTCATATAATAAATATGACTATAAATTAGATTTCATCCAATAAATTATTCTCATCAAGAATACCACCACTCGTATCTACTTCATTAGATGATGGTTTTAAACTTTCAGATATAACAGATTTCGTTTTGATTTTAACCCCGCTCATATTTTTAAGAACGTCTGTTATTTCACGAGTTAATTTTGACTCATTGGATAACGGCGAGTTCCCCCTATAATTATGTCCTGAACTTAAATTAACATCAAGTGCGCTACCAACACTTTTTCTTCCAATTGGGTCTCTACCAAAAGGACTATCATCTGTATTATAAGAGAGATTCTTTGCCGGTCTTCCAGCACCGGGCCATCCACCTTCAGGAACTTCTACGTCATTTATTTGTTGTTGACGTTTACCACCGTGGAGATTCATCATTGCCAAATCATGAGGTGTTCCGTATGATTCTTTTGTTATCTTAGGGTCATTACCTTCATTTTCAATTTGTTTTTGACGGAATTGCAACTTAATGTCTTCAATTATCTCATTCTTTTCAAAGTCTGCTTGGTCTTGACTCATATTGAAAATGTTAGAATAAATGTAATTCAAAGACATCAATCTCTTTTCCATCAATGAACCAGCCAAATCTACTTTTTCTTTCATGAGTGCAATCTTCTCTTGTTCATAGATGATAGAAGGACCAGTTAAAGAAAGTTCAAAATCAACAAGTTCTGCGTTCTCATATCCTTGTGAGTAAAGGTGAACAATTGCAATCTTGGTCAATTCAGAAATAACAATACGTTGTATTCTTTCGATTGTTCTTGCGAATCGAATGTCAAGTGCAGCAAGTGTTGCCTTTCCTTCAAGTGATTCATCATATCCAAGATATGCCTTTGGAATTTTAAGAGCAGCAAATATCTTACTCTTTAGATACTCAACGTCTTCGATTGCTTGATATTGAAGACCCGGTAAGGTTTCAATTGCAGTTCCAGCTTGACCACCACGAACAGGAAGATAAAAATCTTCCAAGATGTTTTGCATATTATAACGAAGATTGTAATCACCAGTTTGCTCGTTCACAACAGGTGTTTTCTTCATTTGATTCATGATGTTTTGCATATATTGGTCAACTTCCGCAGGTGGAATGTTACCAATATCAATCTTGAAAATTCTTTTTTCAGGTGCTCTCATGATTCGGTGAATCAACATGGCATCTTCCATAAGAACCAACTGCTTGTAAAGTTTACGAGCACCTTCCAACATCGACTTACCATAAGGTAGGAAGTTGGTATCACCTAAAAGACGGAAGTGAGCAACTTCATAGTTTTGAAACTCACCTTTACCAAGTGGACCTTCGTAGATAAACTTCGTCATATAGATATGTTCAGGGTCAGTTCCTTCATCACGTTGCATTTCATATGGTGAAAGTGGAACAACGTTTGTTACACCGAGACCATCTTTTACGTCGAGATACAAGTAATTGTCTCCGTATTTACAAAGATTACGAATCCACGGCCAAAGATTATACTCTACGTTAAGAATATCATAAAAAAGATTATGAAGAATCTTTCTAATTGAATCATTATCGGAACGTATTGTTAAAACATCACCAATGTCATTTTTTAATGTAGACTCATCTGCATAAATGTCAAGTGCTGAACAAATAATAGCATCCGTGTCCATTGCTTCGTAATCTGTATAAAGGTCAATCTTTGTTGCAGAAAACGAGTTGTACTGATTGTAAACAGAGATGGGAGTTCCACGAGTTCCGTGTAATCTTCCATAACGGTCAATAACTTTTGATGTGTGTGGGTTTCCGTCTGCTTGATAACGAGCAGTATCGACTACTCTGAGTCGTTTACCTCCAACGTTTCTTACCACGACGTTCGTGGAGAAAAGTGTTTTTAATCTATCAAACAATGATTTTTTTTCAGCCATTTTACACCTATTTTCTGTTTATAGTATTCCATACATATAAGTATGTGTTTTTTATAGTAACCAAGTTAAATCTTCACTATTGTTACCAATTTTCTGTTCCCATCCAGCATCCATTTTTGTATTTCTCATATTTGCAGTATTGAATATACTTGTTGATTTCTGCATATATTCTAATGCCAATTTTGTTTTCATCATACCTTCTTGACGTAGTTTAAGTGCAGTATCACGAACCCACAATCCCATAGCAAATGACATAACCAAGTCATCGTTATATCCTGTTTGAGCTTCGGCTCTACCACCTGACCAAACAAATACGAACATCTCTTCTGCTAAACGATTTGATTTTATAACAGGTGAACGTTCTCTGAAATACATCTCATACTTTGATACAACGAGTGGTCTTGTTTTTGATGTCATTGAGAATCCAGGAACCATCTGTGACTTGTCTTTAAGGTCATATCCTTTCGGTATGTGAACCGAAGGGTCTGTATAACCATCTTCTTTGTATGTGTAGTAAAGGTTTGGATAACCACGGTCAATTATCTGTTGGATTACTGCCCATCCAATGTTAGCGTTTTCAACTACAAGAAGTGCATCGTTATATTCTGTTGCCATAGATACAAGAAGATTTCCATATGACTTTGTATCTAATTTACCTTGATACTCCGCAACCTGTTCAATATTTTCTATATCCATAACATGAAATGCAGAATAATCCTTACCGTCACCACGGGCAACGTCAGCACATATCATATACGATTTATTAGGGTCAGGGTCATCCCATATCCATAAGGCACCTTCGGCACCTCTCTTTTCTCTTGGTTCACATACATATGTCTTTTGATACCAATCGATTGTGTTACCGTCAACAACAGATTGACCCGATGAAAGGAAGTCACCGTCACACTCTTGAGCAGCAAGTGCCGGTCCGAGAATGATGTCTTGTTGGTCTCTCCAATCTTGGTCTCTTTCAGGGT